GTGAAACAACCGGTTGGTTACAACCGGCTGAAGATCTAGGTGGTAAACCTTTTGAGTTCAGTTTAATACCTGACAAAGACTATCCATATGAGCGTGTACGACTCTATTTAGCCCATGGAGTTGTTGGTACAACTCGTGCCGCAATTTTTGATGACGACGTTTTAGTTAAATAATTTTAAGGATCTATCAAGATGAATCCATTTGGCCCAACTACAGAAAAACCTTTAGCTTTACGTGCTTTTGATTCAGCAGCGGAGAATATTTCTACCGTTGTAAGTAAGGTTTCAAGTACTGATCGAGAACAGCAATCTGTGATTGAACAAGTACGACAAATTGCTCTGAACATTCTATCTGATACGGTAGATACAATCAGTGAAGGTAAGCTTGAAGAAGGTGAACTGGGCGTTGATCATTTAGACGCATTAATTGTCGATGCATTAGATGGTGCAGATGATGAAGACGGTATCTATGAAAACGCTTTGATGGCGTCTCTTTCCGATGCTTTCTTAACATTTGGCGTTGACGCTACTGATATTGAAGAGATCTTTAGTGATGATACAGAAGTTGCTGATGCGGCGTTAGAAGCAGCAGCCAATACAGTTCTTGCTAATATGCCAGACGAAGGCCCTGAACTTGAAGAACTGGTTCGTGAGTTTATTTTCGGTGAAGCAGATGAAACTGAAGAAGGTTTCGATTCAATGGCTAAAAAAATTAAAGCTCGAAATGGAGCATTTAGCCAACGGAAAGTAAATGGGCGAAAAATTCACTACCGTGGTGTGCTGGCTATTCGTCAAGGTGTCAAAACCGTTGTGAATAAACGATTACCTGGTCAAAAGGTCCGTTTAACTGCAGCACAAAAAGCTGGTATGAAAAAAGCTCGACTTCATGCTTTTACTGCAAATGCAATCAACAAGCGTTTACGTTCATTCAAAAAAGGTAAACGCTTAGGTATTTACTAATTACTCATAGGTAAGGTCATTTTTGGCTTTACCTATAATCCATTTAATTAAGGAAATACTCATGAATACAACTCAAATCATAGGTGAAGCGCCTGGTATTCAATATCAGAAAAAAACTGATAAAACAGAAATAAAGACCAATCAATCATTAACTGACACAATTATTATTGGTCGTTTTATGCGTGGGCGTTTTGATGCACCGATGACAATACATAAGGGTAATATCCGTGGTGAACTTGGTTATGAACCAAATAATCCTGATTATCGTTGTGTCCAAGATGCGCTAGATCGGGGTGTACCTTCATTACAGGTTCTGCGAGTACCACCAAATATTGGATAAGTTCTAAAAAGAAAGCCAGCTGTATAGCTGGCTTTAATATAAGGGGAGTTCCAGTAGGAACGTCTTAATTTAATGATATGCCCTTTCAGTTCACAGGTTCAAAAGGAAAGCGTTTTAATACTTTGCCAAGCTCAAGTACTTCATCCTTATGAAGAAACTCCCATAGCCCATTAAACTTTTCGCGTAGTTGCACGACATTAATGGGCGTGTGGTGTAGAGAATATTGCTGTACTGAAAGAGCGCCGTTTTCCTGAATCGAAATCCAGAAGTTTTTCGGACCTTTGGGAGATTGATACTTTAGCTTCTCACCTACATGCTGTGCTATTTCATAAGCTAGCGGATTTTCTAATGCTGGATACCGTGCAGCGAGATTATCTACAAATTTTTCTAAACGTTTAAGTGTATCTGTTTCGGTTGGGCCTAGCTCATGAAGTGGTATTGTCTCAAGATACTGCTTCGCATCATCAAAATGGATTGAAAGCAATTGGCTATATTTAGCAATTCCAAAGTGGCGATTATGACGTATCCACATAGAGGCTCTTAAACTTCGATCTTTTCCTGCACGACGATCGACGATTGCATGTAAAGCATGCTGTTGTTCAGGTGAGATAGCTTTTCTATGATTGATTACTTGGCCTTTTGTCCAGTAATTCCATAAGACATCATCACATTCGTTTTGGTACATGATGACAGTGTCACGAAGTTCAGGTTTTACTTTGTTAGGACTGATGGTGGTGAGCCAAGCAAGAAGTTTTCTTAGTGGTAGACAAACCATTTCCTGTAAGTCGCCAAGAGTAGGTATAACGATTTTCGTTATACCCCATCGTTGAGGATTGGCATTCAGTTTTGCTAATTGAGACTGCCAAGCTAACCCCATACCCTCAACAATAGGCTTCATGGGTGTATATGGCTGACCATCATGTTCCACCAAGTACAACTCAGCATTGTGGAAAGGTACGGTGATTTGAGTTAAAGTAGTCATGTCTAATTTCCTCTTAGAGATTGGATATAACCCCTTGTTTACTTTGATCGGTACAAGGGGTTCTTTTTATCAAGACCATATCCTGTCCTGATGAGTTAAATATAACAACTATTAAATATAATAGCAATTACGAGTATTAATAAAATTATATTTAATAGCAATTGTTCTTGTGATACACTGAACTAAATATTTTTTGGTATATCGTGATGGTTGAAAAAAACAATGTCGCAACTTTGCGAGAGCAAGCTGGTATGACAGTTTATCAATTAGCTAAACAATGCGGATTTATATCAAATAATCATGTGCTTAATAGGTATATAAAAGATGCAGAAGCAGGAAAACACATCAGTGTTTATCGTGCCTTACTCATTTACACCGAACTAAAAAAAGCTGGTGTATGCGAGAAGTTTGAAGATGTCTTTTGGCTTGAATGTGATGATAAAGATATCGAAAACTAAAATATTTTTCTTGTGGAGTTGGAACTAACTAACTTCTAAGCTTTCCTCATTGTAAATAATGGCTTTATTCAATGAATAGGGTCATTATTATGTCCAAAGCTTTAGCTTATGCACCGGCAGTAAATACAGCTAGAACAAAGTTGCCCAGTACTGAATCAGATCCTTTCTATTTTAGGCACATTACAAGAAAATCAGTTATTATGAAAATCATAACAACTTGATTAACTATTTGTTTTAACTTAACAAACTGAGAAGCCCAATCTAAGCCAATGCCATCAACGATATGCTTCATGGGTGTGTATCGGGGTGTACCTTCAGTACAGGTTCTGCGAGTACCACCAAATATTGGATAAAAAGCTGATTTAAAAAGCTACCTTTTAGGGTGGCTTTTTTATTAAGACCTATTAAGTGGTTGTTAAACAGGTCTTGAAACAGATCTTCAAATTGTTTATATTGAGTTAACCCTGTAGCAAACTTAACTTTCTGAGGACGGTTCTAATCAATTGGCTACAAATTGATGTAGGACACATCAAATGAGAAACGTCATGAACCACATAATCCATAGTCGATTTGTGGCTAGTGTTTCTGAATTAAAAAAGAATCCTACAGCAGTTGTACAAAATGCTTTTGGCGAAGCAGTAGCTATTCTGAATAGAAATAATCCAGAATTCTACTGTGTTCCGGCAGCAATGTATGAACGCATGATGGATCTAATTGAAGATCAGGAACTAATTAAACTAGCCGAGCAAGTTGATACTGACGAAACTGTGAAGGTATCTATTAATGAGTTACGAGCTAGAGTTCTCAAAAACAGCTCTTAAAAAGTTTGACAAACTTAACCCACAAATCGCTGAGCAGTTTATTCGTAAGCTGGAAGCAATCCTAGATAACCCTAAGATACCGAAGAATAAGCTGAGAGGATCAGTTGATCTATATAAGATTAAACTGAAATCAGCAGGATACCGCCTTTTATATCAAGTCAAGGATGATGTAGTCGTAGTTCTTGTTCTTGATGTAGATAGGCGAGATGTTATCTATAAACAGATGTGATATAGCCCGCTTTTGCGGGTTTTTTATTAATATAAAGTCAGTTTTCTAAAATGGAACTGATTAAAAACCAATAGCAAAAACATCCTTAATCTTGTTGCATAAATCTGCATTTTGAGCATCAAAATTATGCAACAATCTAATCCGATTTTACTAAATCAGCTTAAACAAGATTACATTGCTCTACAGCAACTTGGTTCACCATTATTAGCGTGTCAGGGGATGTTTGTTCCTCGTGGCATGGAAGACCTTCGCTTCTTATTTAAAAGTTGCCCACGGCCAATTGTGAGTAATGAAGATCCAGCAGAAGTTCAATATGCGGGTGGATTTACTGGAATTGTTGCTGGTCCCCCGAAAACCCATTACACAGGCAACCTTCAAATCCTAGTAACTGAAGCAGGGCATGATCAACTATTAGCTGAATATGTCGTAGCTAGTGGTGGAATCATCCATGGTGATTATTACGATGGCCGTTTAGGTAGTTTTACCCGTTCTTATGCACTTGAAAACTGTGCTATACGCTTTGAGTCAGCTGAGTATGATTCAGATAGCCGATCTCAAGTTATGACAGTTTCTTGCCCAATCGACTATAACTACTTTGGTAGCTTCGCAAACATTGGTACCAACGGCAGTATTCAGCCGGGTAAAAAAGAAATTGATGGTACAGCTGAACTTGTGAATCGCGTTCAGCAGGTAATCAATACTGCTCAACAAGCTGTACGCAACTCAACGATTAATGCGACATCACGTACATTAGGCAATCTTTTCGGGTAATGGCTATGAAGTTATTACCTGAATCTGAAGGGTATGCTGTAGTTGCTGGTTCTATCCAGCAACTTTCAGAAGAACTCTATAAAGAATATCAATTATCGGGCTATTCAATTTTGCTTGATGATATCGTGAAAGCATTTTTAGATGAGGCAAAATATTATGCCGGATGGGCTGTTTTAGATTGTCAAACTAAAGCTACCACGAGTATTGAACTGAATGAAACTATCGAACTTAGCGGTGATGAGTACGTAATCATCCAACCTTTAGTAAAAGCTCACTGTGATCTTTTGCAAGCTAGATTGGTTGAAGCTACTCGTGGGCTCGGAGTCGAAAGTTATGGGCTATCTGTATCAGAAGCTCAACAGAACTATAATGAAAAGAAAGACGCTTTGCCTAAACTTGCGTTTTGTATGGCCCCAATGAGTTTTAATTTTAACTTGGGGAACCGTTAATGCAAATCACCATTGTATCTGCGGGTAAAATTATTCCAGCGTCTGAGCTGATTAGTGCAACTTTAAGAACTGATCTCGTACCTATTCCCGCATCTATTGAGTTCACAGTTCAATCTACTACTGAATTAGACTCCCTTTTAAAAGAAGGGGAGCTACTTACTGTAAATGACATATCTCATCCTTTCGAACTTATCAAAGTTACCCCTCTAAAAACTCAGACTATTAAACAAGATCGGCGAGTAGGTGGCATCTCATGTATTGGTATTTTGGCTGGTTGTAAAAGACTTATCGAATATTCAAAGCAAGCAATTATTAGTAATGAAACTTCTTTTAATTCAGTAATTCGAGCTTGTGGTGCAACGATCAGTCTGGGCAGTGATTTACCTTTGCCTAAATTTGTTTGTTTAAAGGGTAGTATGCCTACACAGCGCTTGGCTCATTATCTGCAACAAGAAGCAGCTGTAATTTGCTTTCAAAATAATAAAGTGTCTGCTCAAAAAATTGATTCTTTCTTCAAAAAGGAACCTATCACAAAACTAGATCCTAGCAGTGTCGTTTGGATATCAAGTAAACCTTTGGAACTGATGCAAAAATCATCTTTTGTCACAGTTGAGAATAACGGTTCAACGGTTGTTGGTGATGACTCAATAACCCCAGGCCACACTGTGACGCAAAGAGCTGGTTTAGATGCCCGACAAGTCAAAAACTTGGAAAAAGTTTTGATTATGCGTGGGACCATTATTAGACCACTAAATTTGAACTGGAATGCAGGCGATATATTTGAAATAGATAGTAAGAAGTATGTCGTTTTAACTGCTGCACATCATATAGATACAGGCGCAATCGGGGGATCAATGGGGACTTCATCAAAGTTCTGGATTGCTAATTTGTAGGTCAAATATATGAATGGTTTAAAACGTGCAAAGATTTTAAGTTACAACGCAAAAGGTCGTACTGCACAAGTACACATTCATGGTTTAACTGATGGCGCGAGTGAAGGAATTACAGCAACTTTTGCTTATCCAGTCGGCGATAGTGATTTAGATACAGAAATTCAAATTGTGGATGGGGAAGACGTCTATGTCTTCTTTGAAAATGGTAATGAAGAACGTCCAGTAATCCATAGTTATGTCAGTCACGGAGACGGCGCGATTGTAGGTGTGCGCCGTATTCGACAAGACAATATTGAATTTATCTCTAAAGAAAATTTAAAAGTAGATTCTGGCACAACCGTTTCGATCAAAACGCCGTTAATGAATGTACAAGCTAATACTCAACAAACTGGTAATAGCACATTAACGGGAAATAGCACTGTAGTGGGTAATACTTCAGTTGCGGGCAATAGTGCTGTAGCGGGTAGTATGGCAGTTGGCACAACGCTTACGGTTGCAGGTGTGCCTATTGACCCTAAAGCTATTGAGGGTGCATTTAAAGATGCTCTTAATAAATTAGAAAGTTTAAAGGAAGAGTTAAAAGAACAAGGCGAAAAAATTGATGAAACTAAAGATCAAGTAAGCCAAGAGATTGATGAAAAAATAAAGGAAGTAGAAGAATTAATAGAAAATATTAAAGATTCTGATGCTTTTAAATTGCTTGAAGAAGGAATGAAACATTTTGATGAGGAAGTTCAAAAGATTCATGAACAAGTTAAAGAAGTTAATCAGATCGCTCAAAATAAAGTCGATGAAGTTCGTGCTTATATAGATCAAGAAATAAATAATACTAAATTAATTGTAGATCAACATAATAATGAGGCTAATCTACGATTGGATGAAGCCAATCAACGTATCGATCAGTCTATTCAAGCTAATGAAGCATTGGTTGCTGATGCTCAACAACGTGCAATTCGTGCTGAGAAAGAACTCGATGATAAAATCGGTTTTATTAAAAGTGAAACAGATTCAATCATTGCTGATGTAAGAAGTGATTCAAATGAAATTCGGTTAGTCGCAGAAAACGCAAAAAAAATTGCGGATCAAGAAGTTCTGGACCGTAAAAAACAAGCAGCTGACACACTAAATGTTATTGATCAAACTAAGGCCGCCTTAAAACAAGACATTGATCAAAACTTAGTTAAAGCTGGTCAAATGATTGATGACGCTAAATTAGCATTAGGTGAAGAAACTAATACACTCATTAATCAAAAAATTGAACCGGTTGTAACCCAAACTGAAGCTGCAGTTAAAAAAGTTGATCAAGTTGCAGCCCAGTATGTTGACCTTGATAAGAAAGTCGATTCGGGTTTTCTAGCTGAAGCTGAAGCACGTGCAAATGATAAAGAGGCATTAACAAAAAGTTTTGAGCTTAAGTTTGCTGAAATGCAAACTGAATTGGGTAAATCAAATGCCCTAATTTCAGAAGAAATAAAAACCCTTGCTGCTCAAGATAGAGCTTTTACTGAACAAATTAGTACTGCCCAGTCTCAAATTGGTGATAACAAAGCGGCAATTAATAATGTTGAACGTACAGTAGTTGATCTTGGTAAATCTGTTGCTGAAAAGACTGATCAAATTCAAGCAAGTTTAGATACCACTAATGCAAGCTTGTTAAATGCTACTGAGTTAGCGCGAATGCAATCACTTGGTAAGCCTTTACGTGACGATCCTACATTTCTATCTGGGAATGGGGGGTTAAGCGCATATGTTGTACCTTCAGGTTCAACGTTTACTAGACAAGCTAAATCTACTGATAACCCAGTAAATAGTACCCATGAGATGCTATTAAGATCCACTGTTTCTCTAGGTGGTGGCTGGTATCCGACTGTTCCAACTCTTGTTGCTGCTCCTAATAAAACGTTTTTAATAAAACAAATTATTAAAATGCCTATGGGCACTTATTTATTACCAGTTGGCAATGCTACAGGTACAGGTGGTTATTTACGTGTACTTGGGAATAAGGAAGGAACAGGTAAGTTTGAGGTTTATTACTCTGTTGTTCAGTGTGGCTATGATGCGCCTGCAGCTATCCATGGGCATTTCCGTGTTATTGCTGGCACTAATCCACCTTTACCAAGCACAGCAAACCCAGTGGATGTAATCCTTGCCGATTATGAAGTCTGGGACATTACTGCACTTAATGACACCATTCCAAAAGCATGGCGTGATCAAATTACTGGAAATGCTTCATATATCGAAAAGGTTGAATCATCTGTAAAACTTGTTGATGAAAAGCTTGTTTCAGAAGCAAAAAAACTTGAAGAACTAAAAACCGACTATAATTCGAATAAAACTAAAACAACGTCAGATTTAGCAACAATTGCTCAATCAGTTTCTGATGGTGATAAAGCCTTATCTTTACGCATCGACCAAACGAAAGCAGCTCTAGAAGAGGCTGATCGGAAATCTAATGCAAATATTCTAGAAGTTACTGAGTCGCTCGCCGAATTTGAACAGTCTACTACTTCAAAATTTAGTGAACTTGATACAAGTATCTCTAAAGAAAACTTAAAGGTACAAGGTCAAATTACTGATGTTCAAAAAAGTGTTTCGACCTTAGAAAGTAATACAAATACAAGAATAAATGGCCTTTCATCATCACTTAAAACTACTGATGATATTGCTAAACTTGCTTTCGATAATGCAGCAGAAGCGCAGCAAACAGGTACAACGGCGGTAAAAGCTACAGAAGCACTTTCTCAAAATTTATTAAGCCTAAAGTCTCAAACTCAAGTAACGTCAGGGGTTCGTGCAGTCGTAACGTCAAAAGGTATTGACGACTGGACACAGTGGCGTACCACAGGTGAAGCGAAAGTAATTCAAGATGCTGATGCATTAGGTGGTTATATTCTTGAGCTTGGGAATAATGCCGGTAATGATGAAGCATGGGTTCACTGGAACGAGTTCCAAAAAATTGATCCAAATAAGTTGTATCGAGTGCGTGCACGCTTCCGCCGTGTGCTTGGGGAAACTGGATCTATTTATCTTGGTGTTGCATGTAAAAATGCAGACCAAAGTAAATATGTAACTACTACAAACTCCCTTGCAGGAGATATGGGTTCGTCTAACTACTTATTGTCAGCCATTAAACCTAATTTAGGTGAGTGGCAAGAAGTAGTTCTATACATGAAAGGTAAGTCTACTGGGGCAGCAACTGGTTTAGGGACAATTGAAAATCCACGCACATTCCCAGCACAGGCTGAATTTTATGCCCCAATGTTTATTGCTAACTACAACTTTCAGACAGGAATTTGTCAGCTTAATTACATTATTGTTGAAGATAACAACTCTTTAGCTTCTGCTAATGATGCAACAGCAACTGCAAATGATTTATTCAAAACAGCAACTAACAGAACAGAAGCTGAAGCTGAAAGAACCACTAAGCTTGAATCAAGAATGCAGAACGCAGAAACAGGTATTCTGAGCAATGCCCAAGCTTTATCGAAAACAGCTACAAAGAGTGATCTTGAAAGTGCCATGGGGCGTGTGGCGACTGATATTACAGCTGCAGTGAATAACATTAAGATTGGTGGTGTTAACGCCGTAGCCAATTCAGAAGCACCTCGAACATCCACAGCAGCAACAAGCCGTGAATACTTAATGTATGAACGTAGCAAAGAGTTGAAAGCTTTTTATGATGAAAATTTAGATAAGCCGGTTACGATTTCATTTGAAGTGAGTGTACCGGTTGCTGGAACTGTACAAGTATATTCATCTAATGGATCAGCTCACTTCTTCACAACTTCTGTTACAGTCACTAAAGCAAATGAATTTCAAAAATTTGAAGTTACCGTGTTTCCTAAATTACACACTGGCAGCACAACCGAATCGACTATTGAGTTTTACGGTACATATGGCACTGGTCGAATTCCAACAATTCAAAAATTGCAGATCGAAGCAGGTAATAAAGCTACAGCGTGGAGCCCAAGCCCTCGAGATACTCAAAGTTCATTAAATGCAAATGCGGAAGCGATTAAGCTTACTCAAGCTGAAGTGAAGAAGCATGGTGATAGTTTATCTTCTCAAAGTTTAGATATTTCAAAACTTAGAAATGATCTAACTATAACCAATACCGAAGTAAGTAAAAAAGCGTCAACTGAAGCATTACAAACTACAAATTCACAAGTTACTGAACAAGCTGGTCAGATTAAAGCTGTTACTGAACAGGCTAATACTTTATCTGCAAATCTTAACAAGTCCGCACCGGCTGGTACGAACTTGTTGATTAACTCTAACGTAGTTGGAAACTACGATGGCGTTTCATATCCTCATTTACGCTATAAGCTTGGTGAAGACTGGGAAGTAGGAGCAAAGTACACTCTTCTTTGGTGTGCAGAGCATACACGTGGTGCTGGTGACACAAACTCAAATTTAGCTGTATATGCTGGTGGAGGAAGTCAGTTTTTACAGCAGGTTATTAACACTTCAGGTAAGGTAATAAGCAAAATTACTTTTACGAAGACTTCAGCTGGTACCGCCAAAGAAGTTAACTTTTATATGCTTAGCAGACCAACTGCAGACAAGCAAAGTGTTGGTACTGTGTATTGGGCTGTGTTAGTTAAAGGGGATTTCATAACTACAGATAATTGGATTGCAAGTCCTTACGACTTCAATGCAGCATTCGATCAAGTATCAGCAAATTTAAATGAATTTAAACAAACGTATGTTACTGAAAGTACTGCTTTAGCTAAAAAAACTCAAAACTTAGAATCAACAATTAATGATCCTGTAAATGGTTTGGCTGCACAGGCTAAACAAATTTCCGACCGGATGACTAAATCTGATGTTGATAGCGCAATATCAACTGCGACCGAAGCATTGAAAACAAGTATCGGTGGTAAGTCTTTTGACAACATCGTTATCGGGGGTAATGTCGAAAAAAGTAAAACGGGTGGTTATTTACAAGTATCATATCCCTTAGCAAAAAGTTTAAATGCACCTGGTATTACTGTTACCGTCAGAGCAAAAGTTACCTTTGATAATGGAGGGAACAATGCAGCCAATTTGCGTGTATATATTGGCGGAGGTAATGTATTTAATGCAGATGCACCTATTTTTTCAGCTAGTAAAGATATCTACGAATTTACCTTAACTACAATTTCTAGAACAGACGCAACTGTTGTTAATTTTTATTGTTTTCCAAATTCTTCAGCAAATGCTAATGCCACTACTACAGTGCATTGGGTAGAAGTTTATGAAGGTAATAATAAAGCGTTAAATGATAAGGTAAGTACTTCAACTCTAATTAAGGATTACTCTTCTAAAGCAGATACTGCTCAAGCAATAACTTCTGCAACTGAAACCCTTGAAGCTAAATTTCGTCAAAAATTTGGCGATTTGTGGACTAATAGTTCAGCAACACTAGATAGTACTCGCTACACCAAAACAGAAACTAACCAAGCTATTGCTGAAGAGAGCAAAATTATCAAAGCTGCTATTTCTTCAAGTGGTGGTGACAACATAATTAAAAATGGTGATTTCTCAAGCCCTTTAGGCACCTTAAATTGGCGTCAAAATTCTGCTGTGGCAGGTAATCTACTTGAAGTTTATAAAGATTCAAAAGGTGCTACTTGGGGGCACTTTAAATCTACTGATACAACTACATACTTTAAAGGGTTTATTGAAACTCTGACATTGGCAGATGGTTTAGAGATGAATCAGAAGTACACATTGTCATTTAAAGCAATGTCGTTGACAGCTGCACAGACTCAAATTTTATTAATTATACACCGTCGAGATTCATCAGGTCGTAATAACCAAATTGGTACTACATGGAATAACATTTCGACTGATAAAGAAACATTATGTACTTATACCTTTGATACAAATATTATTAATTTACAGCATATTAACTTAATTTTATATTCGCAAGTAGGTTTTGCTCCTGACTTTTTAATTAGAGAAGTGCAACTTGAAAAAGGTGAGTTAGCCACTGGTTTTAGAAAAAATCCTCGTGAACTAATTAAGGATCTTGAAGCTAATGCTTCTGCAATTGAAGGTACTAAAGCTGATGTTCAAAAAAACGGTGAAAAGATTACTTCACTTGCAGAGAATTATGCGACTTTAAAATCTACTGTAGACAATAATAAAACTGCTGTAGATGGTAAGTTTCAGGAAATTAATTCAACTATTAGTGATAATCAACAGAACACTACACAGTCTATTAATAACTTGGAATCAAGTTATAAACAATTAAATCAGGACCTTGGTCAAGTTTTCAATTACCGTGTTTATTCATGTGGCTGGAATGGCTTTTTCACAGGGATTAAAAACTTAAAAGGTGAAATCAAATCAGTAGCTTCAGCACGTGGTTTTTCAGTCCATGTTTTAGCAGCTGATGGTTCTATAGCTTCTTCAACTAGATATGATACTTATGCAGCTGTAGCAAATGCTACGGCAATGAGTAACGCTATTTCTGCGATTCCAAATGACACCTTTGTTATCGTTACAAACTACGACAGTATTGGTGTAAACCTAGCACCAGTTAAGAATGCATTAATTTCATTAGGTGCCAATCCATTCACACTTGATCAAATAACGGGTCGGGATGCATACATTTTAGTTGGTCAGAAGGGGATTGGTTCAGGTCGTGGTATAGAATTGCATGCAACACCAGATACTGGACCAAATGGGGCTAAGCAAATCATGCTTGCAATCCAAGTAGTTAGTGGTATCCCGATTGGTCTGGCAAACAATAGTGGAAACTTACAAAAGGTTTTAGAAAACCACGCACAAATTCTTCAAGAAAAAATTACAAGATCTGATGCGAAAGAAGTATTTGCTGAGGAAATCAAAGTTTTTAAAGCACAACTTGATACTTTACGTTACTCAGAAGAGAACTGGATTTTACTTGGTGATGATACTAAAAATTTAAGTATTTCTACTGGTACAAACCGAACTGTAGCTGTTTGGGAACTGCAATATAAACACAAGGAAATTCCAATTGATAAAGGTGATCCAATAGTTGCGAGAATCAAATACACAGCAACTGCAGGATTAGTTGGCGCTACATGTAGTATTCAATTTCATGGTGCAACTTATAGTGTTGGGTTACCTTCGTTTGTTGTAGCTGCAAGTGGTGAAATAGAACTTACTGGTATTTTCCCAAATGATTTAAAAGCCTCTGCTTATGAAGCTATTCCACTAGGTTTACGGTTTGATAATGCTCCATCTGGTGGAACATTTACTGTAACTAATATGTTTATCAGCCGAGGTAATTCAGCGCCAAATTTTAAAGGCGGATTTAGATCATCTCTAAAACAAAATGCTCAATTTGTTGAAGATACTTTTATCAAGGCTGATGTTAATAAGGGAGTTATAGCTCAGCAAATCCAACAATATGATGCAACTGTACCTGGTGGTTTATCTTCTGTAGTAAAAACAACAAAAGCTACAGCTGACCAAACATCAAAGGATCTAGCTACACTTAGAAATACTGAAATTTCTCAGCTTCAAACAAGTACAAATAATCTTGGTTCCGCATTAGAAAACACAACAATGCTGGCGATGATGATTACTAATGGAAAATTGTTGCAGGGAGACGTAAATTTCAAAAAAGGTAACAATGGTGTATCTGTCTATAACAATGCCGGCAATGGGAATGTGACAGTTACTCGAGTCGCGAAAAGTTCTGATAACCCTACTACCTCAACCCATGAAATTGAAATTAAAACCATTGGTGCTGCCAGCCCAACATGGGGTGGATTTGTTCAACTCGTTTATGGCCGTGCAAATGCTGTTTTTGTTATCAAGTATTTAATCAAGCTACCAGTTGGATATAAATTGGTGAATGCTGGTAACGCAATGGGGACAGGGGCAATTGATCGATTCATTGGCAATACTGAGGGTACAGGCAAATTCGAAACATATATTCGAATGATTAAATGTGGTGCTGTAGGTTCTTTCTCTAACTCAGGACATGTTTATGTGGCGGGAGGATCTACACCAACAGCTACTGCGCCTTTAGTTTGGACCTTAGCCCAAATCGAGCAATATGACGTTACTGATTACGCTTCAGCTGACCCGACTTTACAGGACTTTGTTTCTTCAGCCACAGACTCTATATCAACATTAACGAACTTCAAAGAAACTTGGGCTGCCAAACTTACTGAAATGTCTTCAAAATTAGACAGTAAAAACGGCGCTTATATTTTGAATGCGGATATAACAAATACTAATGTTGAGCGTGCAATTGCAGCATCTTCACAGAAAATTACTTCTGAATATACCAATGCTATGAGTGTGCAGCCATTGAGTTCAGGTGCAGGGAAAATTTTCGTTAAGCCTTTAACTTGGCGTCAAGCAATCACTACTTCGGGTACATTGGTTATTAAGACACCAATTACAGTTGGTGCGTACATGACCAAGGTTAAAATTTCTGGTTATAACTACAATAACAAAGAAGATAATATTTTCGATCTGGATTTGGCATTTTATGCTTATACGTCAACAGTGCCATTTTATCCAAATATGACGTCACGTTCTTTTGGTATTACCTTAGATGAAAATAATGCTACGACTAAAGGCCTGGCTCTAGCTTTAGATAGCAATAATAAGGTGTGTATCTTAATTACCAAAAAAGATGCTTGGTCTTACCCAGCAATTACAGTTGAGTCGGCCACTATTACTCATACAAATCCGCCAGATTACTTTAAAGATGGCTGGACGGCGGCCATTGAAACGGATTTATCAGTTTATAAGTCAGTTACGCCGTTTACAGTGACTTCAATGATGGAAACCACTGCAGGTTCACAAGCCAAAGTAGATGTTCCAATGTCTCAATTAAGTGATATTGCAGCTGATAATAAACTCACACCAGTTGAGAAAAAACAGGCGAAGTTGGTTTGGGATACACTTTATCAAACTGATGCAAGCTTGCGAGCTGAGGCAGTCACTTATGGTATATCTTCTACTGCCTATGCAACGGCATTCAGTACTTTAAATACATATTTAGCAGCTTTATTCGCAAATATGAATGTAACTAGTACGATTGACCGAAACCAGTTCATTACTAACTTTGCGAACGTGCACAACGCACGACAAGCATTAGTACGTGCAATCTCGGAGAAGGCTAAAGAAATAGCTGATACTGCCAAGGACATAGCTTCTACTACAAAAGCAACATTAGAGCGTGATTACATGACGTCTACCAAGACGAATGAAGCAATCGCATCTTCAACAGAAAGAATGTCTGCACTGTATTCTGCAAATGGTCAAAAGATCATGGCTTCAGTACTCGAAACATGGCAAAAAGATTGGTTAGTAAAAACTCCAAGTGGGAATAGGCCTGAACTTAGTTTAGTTGCAGATGCAACTTGTCGTGGGGGATATGCACTAAGAATTGGTAATAACGTAGGTAATGATGAAGCCTGGTTAAATTGGTTCACATCTTTGCCTATCGATGACAATAAATATTACCGAGTTAAGTATAGATTCCGCCGTGTAAGTGGTACCGGAGTTGTTTATGTTGGTGCGACCTGTCAAAACGCCAATAAAACAAAATATATTGCTCAAGATAACTCTGAAATCAATGATATCGGTTCAAGTCACTATTTAGTCGCAGGTACCGCACCAGCGTTGGGAACTTGGATAACCGGTACTGCTTATTTTAAGGGGCGATCTGCTGGTGCAAGTGCAGGTGCTGGCACTCTACTAAGCCCTAAAACATTTGCTAATAAAGCTGCTTTCTTTACACCAGTATTCATTGGTAACTATTCCGGTAAAGCTGGTGAAGTGGATCTAGACTTTATCGATATTGAAGATGCTGACAACATTGCTGATTTTGAAAATTTCAAAACCACATATACAACTGATGTGGGAGCATATGCTGGTGCATTACAAACTTTGGTTTCTGTTTACGGCCAAAATGCTATCAAGCTTAAATCACAAGCTGATTTGATCGATGGTGTGAAAGGTAAGTACGTAATGGGAATGGATAACAACGGTGTTTTCTCTGGTTTATCCATGGTAAGTGAACAAAATAATGGAACTGTCCGAACTTCTATAGGTTTCCAAGCTGATAGAATTTTTTTCACAACAGGTACTTCTTCTACTAAATATATGCCGTTCATAATTCAAGACAATCAGGTCATTATGAATAGTGATGTATTTATTAAAAATTTGACCGCAGCAAACTTCAAAGCGAAGTCTTTAACAGCTGAACTGTTTAAAGTCGATAAATTGAGCGCGATTGCTGGTGAGTTGGGAACTTTAACGACCTATAAGGATCCTACTAAGCCTAATGGCGCGAGAATGGTGTTAAGCGGAAGTTTAATTACGGTATACGATGATAATAATGTTGTCAGGGTTAAATTAGGGCTGTGGTAGTGAAGAGGGGCTAGTTATCTAGCCCTTTATTTTTGGAGGACAATATGCCACAAGGCTTACAAGTATTTGATGAGTCTAAGAATATATTATTAGATGCTACTACTCGAATTACTAGACTTATTGGTAGGGTGGAAGGTGGTAGTCCTCCCGGTATCTCAGGTTCAGTAACAATACCTACTGACAGTATTGGTAATGGTAATATATTTTTTATTATCGATTTATTACCCGGCTATGGAAGTAATCTTGCAGAGATGACCTACAATAAATTAACTATTTCAGGTAATACAATTAACTATGCAGGTCTAGTTACTGGATTCTATTATGGGGTTTATTAAATGGCTGCAGGTTTTCAAGTAGTTAATGATAGAAATACTATTCAAATTGATAGTAATTATAGCAATCTACACTTACATTCTGTTTTAGATATTAAATCAGGGGTACTAATTGATAGTTTACCCGGTTTTAATCCTAGATGGCGTTTTGATGGGAAGATGCGTAAGCTTAGTGTTCCAAAAGCTGATTTACCTCTTCCTGTTATTGCTTTAGAAGTTATTAATGACTGTAGTTGTGCTTTTGGTGGAATTCAATCTAATGGCGATAATTGGGATATTGTTGTTTACTACGGTAAGCGAGTAACAGGCGGTGTATGGACTATAGAAGAACCCCCAGCAGCTAAGGTATATATATTTTCTACTAGGGTTCAGCCCTTATCATCTGGTGTAGGTTTAGAAATCTACAGAGAAGACGGTACTGTAGCTTTTTCATCTCAAGCTAAGCCTTTAACTATTGTAACTAGTTTACAAGAGATTAGTGGGGTTGATTATTTATATTCAGGAAATATAGCTAATAAGGCTTTATTATTTCAGGGTATGGATGTTATATGGAGTTTTTCTATGGATGTTGATGAATTTTATGTATCAACTTTCTATGGATATCAAGATAATAAAATTTATCAAATTGGTAGAAACACCTCTGACCCTAATGGACATATGATGCCTGAATTATATGCATGGTTTGATCATTTTGAAGTTAACACACATAGTTGGTATCAATTAACAGCTCCTTATCCTTTGTTAATTGATACGACTATTCTTAATTAATTTTAATAAAAAGAAAGCCCCTTAATTGGGGCTTTCTCCATTTAAATGCATTTTATGCAGGCTGATCATTACTTTGTGGTTCTTCTACAAAAGTGTAGTTAACTGCAATGGAACCAGTTTCAAGGTCCCAGCCTAGGTTTAATGTTTTGAAAGCAGGTCGGTTGTTAAAACGTTGGGCATTTACAATGTCTTTGGTTCTTTGAGCTAATTCGATATCTAAATCGTTAAATACTTTAACTTCAGCCATGAGCTTTTCCTTTGAACAGATTAAAAAATAAGTTCAGATAGAATTGCATGCAGTTAATTAATGAAATCTGTAGGGTTCCAATTCACTTTGGAACCCATCTAAAAGTAGAAAACTTGCAGCCATCAAAATACTTAATTATTTATGTATTTTGGCTTAGTTATGTCTTCTCGGTTCTTATCGTTGTTACTCGGTGAAAATATTAATTCATATGATCAGCAATTCGATACGTCTAATCAGGATGCAACAGCGCAGCTATATGAAACTATGGCTCCGTTTTCACTTGGGACTAATCAAACCAAAGCCAATAAAAAACGTACTAGAAAAGAAATTCTTACAAAATGGGAGAGAATGTTACGCTTTGCACCTATCGCAGAGGGTATGGGGATTCATGTTTCTGCCGCATTAGGCGGAGATTCTTATAGCGGCCAACAAGTCTTTATTACACCTGCCGAACGCTTGAAAAAGGCCAGTGGACCAGCAGCTGAAAAACTAAAAAAACAACTAGATGAGCGCCGTGTAAAGATGGAAAAGCTTATCAATAAGTATTTAAGCAAACTTGCCCGAGATGCTATTTCTTTCGGTGATTCCTATGCACGTATTTATGGGAAAAAAGATAAAGGTGTAATTGACCTCGTTTGTAATGAGTATACATATCCGCCATTAATACAACCGTTCGAACAAGGCAGTAAGACTGTCGCCTTTTTTTGTTTAGATCCTCGTAATTGGCAAAAAACTATTACCAAACTGAATACTATTCAAATGGTACGTTTCAAAATGCCCCGTATGAGCAATATTGCTCAATATGAGCTTGTAGAAACTGGTCTAGTCACGAAAATGTTAGAGGGGGATGATCCAGATGAGCTACCTATCTTACCAGCGCATTTGGGCGGCTCATTCCTTTACGAAATTGAAGACATTTATGATGATGTAATCCTTGCTTTGGCATCTATGAACAGCCAGCAAATTGCAGATACCGTAAATCAGATGTTCTTGACAGTAAATATGTCGGGAATGCCACCAGCACAACGTCAAGCTTATATCCGTGGTTTAGAAGGTTTACTTAAAAATCATGAGGCTTATGTCCGTGATGCTTTATCAGGTGGTGAAGCAGTTTGGAATACTGCTTTTCACATGCTTCCGGTATTTGATGAAAAACAAGTTCTAAATCCAGTGGGTGATATCAAGAATCAACGAAGCTCACCTATTAATATTGAACAGTTCATGATTAATGTCCGTTTGCTGATGGGCGGAATTGGTCTAGATCCAAGCATGGTCGGTTGGGCTGATATGTTAACTGGTGGTATAGGAGAAGGTGGAGCATTCCATACTTCTGCACAAATCATGCGTAGGTCACAAGATATTCGAACAGCAGCTTCCGAAGGGATTAATCAAATTCTTCATTTGGATTGGGGGTTTGCTTACAACGAACAATTTGAGCCTGAAGATTACCCTTGGCAAGTTGAATACTATTCAAACCAAACTGCAGCAGCTACAGAAGAAATCAATAATGCTCAATCAAGAATGAATACAACATTACTTAAAACACAAGTAATCGCATCATTGAAAGAATCAAATTTAGATGTAGATATTATGGCGTACATTCTTGAGCGCGATACAGGTATGAAATATGAGGAAGCATTAACATTAGCTGAAAGTATTGCTAAGAGCCGTAAATTTCCAGAGGATGAAGAATAATGGCTTTCTTTGAATACGAAACGCAGAATAAAACTATAAATAACAGTTTGGGAAACGTTTTAAATCCGTTTAAAGAACGTTTTGCTAAGAATCCTGTCTTATGGTCTGGTCTAACAGTGGATCGAGCTGTTTCCCATTATCAGGAACTTTACGCATTAGGGACACTTTCAGCTGCCCATTTTGGAATTGAAATTCGTCCTTATCATGCAAACAGTAAAATTGCTCAAGCAAATATTCCAATTTTTGATCCTTCAAATAAAGTTGCTTGGTTAGCCAATAATGTCGATGTATCACTACTTGATGCTCAAACCGATGCAGTGCATGTGGGGCACTTTCAACTCAACCATGTAACAGGCAATGCGTCAAATGAGTTGAGCATTTCATTTATTGAGACTAAAGAGGCTGCAATTGCGAATAGTGCTAAAGCTATAAAAAATATAATGTTTAATAAGGATGGTACTCAGCCGCCTCCTATAGAGTACTTAATGAGATTAAAAATATACGCTTTTGATAAGGCTGCAAGAAATCAGAACCAATTTGCAATTGAGCATTTAGTAGCACTTCAAGCCGGAAATTTACCCCTAGATGCAGCTAATAAAGCGCATGCCATTGTTACTTTAAATTTCATCAAAATGTTTCCCAACTTAAAATAAGCTATGGAACTCATTGCCTTTATAGATTCACCTACTTGAGAAAATATCCTCAAACTAAAATGAGGATAACTCCGTGAGTGTTAAATCAATTTTCATTCAAACACACGCACCACATCAAAGCCGATTAGTACATGGTTTTGACTCCATGGTGAATAGTGGTGCTTGTTCAATTGGGTTTATTAAGGGTGATTACCGTCAAATTAATGCTTTAGTCACTGAAGATTACACGGAAAATGATTTCTGGCGTGTTGTAAATTTAAAAGGTAAAAAGGGTGGGATAGATGCGTTTGATTCTGTTGCGGTATTAGGCGCTATCGATGACCAGCATGCAGCTGATTTAGCTATACTGCAATTTGGCCGAATGTTTGATGCTAGTGTTACAGATGTTATTGAAACAAATCAATTTGGACTTAAGCGCCATTTATCATCACAACAATTTAATTTGACGGGTTCAAAACCGATTCAAAGATGGCAACTAGAACAATTACAAAATGTTGTAGCAGCTGAAAAACCTGAATGGGATGGAATCAATTTAATTTCTCATGAGGGTGATACTTCTAAGTTGTTATTAGATATGCAACGAAATGATGATCACAGCCAATTATTAAGTAAATTTGATGGGTTACCTACGCTTTTATCTAGTCTAGGCGTAGAAGAAGCTCATTATGACTCTATTATCGTTGATTACCAGCATTTAGAGCAGCTGTCTGCAATTTTGCATCACTCTATGGATCAGTTTTCAAAAACTGGCGTCAAAATCGTAAACGTTACGGAAAGTAAGCCCTTTAAGCATAAAAAAGTCCTTCAAATTGCTCTTACTTATGATTTTGATGACGGCCAAAACTTCACAATCCTTTTTCATAAGCCAGATCGATTATCAAAAAAAATTAGTCCAGCAGATTCATTAATTTCATGGAAGATTTTAATGAACAATCGGGATATTACGGCTGCAATTCAGCCTAATCAGGGAGAAGGAATATCAATTCCAGTTCTCGCTGGTCGAATTATGAAGTTGATTAACCAAAATAGTAATCGTTTTAAGCGGTTACAATCTAAAAAAGCAGAAAAGGCCAAGGCTTTAGCAGATGCTGAACTACGCCTCGAGCAAAAACAAAGTCAATTAAATTCTTTAAGTGCAGAAATTTCCAATTTATTAAATGAATTGGATCAGTTGCAAAATACATTGTTAACCAAGCAATCTGAAGAAAATGAAGTAATCATTAAAGAGAATAGTCTCGATAATGAGTTACCAGATAGTATTTCTGATGAAGAAGCCGAACGTTTAAAAGCCGACTTAAAGCGTTTAAATGCTGATCCTGAATGGGCAGGTGAAGATGGTTTACGTTACCAAGCATTCTTTGAACGTATCAATAAGGCTCTAGAGGGGGATTCTGATGCAGTAGTTTGGGCACGTGAATGGATTTCTGATCTAGATGACCAGGCTTTGGCTCAACAGCAAGCAGGATTAGAAGCAAAAAAACTTATTGATGCCGAAAATGAAGCTAAACAAAAAAGAGATGAAGAAGTATTAGCAGCACGTACAGCTGGTATAGCTGAAAACAAAATGATGCAAGCATGGTTAGACACTTTGGAAAATCCTGAAGATTCTAACAACATAGACTTTATGGCTTGGGTTTCAGATCGCCGTGGTGAATTCTTAAAAAACTGGAATGGGGCCGAAGGTTCACCAGAATATTTAACAGCATTTTATGAATATTCAAGAGCATGGGCAGATGAACATTTAGCGGATCGCCTCAGTAATAAAGAGCCAGCCCAAAATTCAGATAATGATGAATCTAAAGAACTCAATGCTCCGACAGAAGTTGAAGGTCTTCAGCCTAGTACGACAAATGATGAAGGTAATCAACTTTACCGTTCAGTAATTGAAGGGCAGGTTAAAGTTAATCTTGAGTTATTAGAGCAAATTCGAGATGAAGCAGAAAAAGACTTAAATGATCCACTTCTTATTCCAGCGGTGACAGAACTCTTGAATCAAGTGCAAAAAATGGAAGCGGAGAATATCTAATGACAACTTTAAATCTAATTTCTACTCAAGATATTGCTAAGAATCCATTAGTTGTAATTGATCAAATGATTAGTTTCTTTAAACCTAAACAGCCCTTTACTGGGCTTTTGAAGGGTAGAACTAATAATGTGAAAACAGCCAAAGGACAAAAGATTTCTACTGTATTCGCTTTAGTTGATATTGATCAAGTAATTGCATCTCATACAGCAACTGGTGCGGAAAACCCTAATTATCCGCAAGAATTGCAGCCACGAGATCGTAGTCGTGAATCCTCACAAGCATGGGTACAGAAAACTGCTAATGATTTAGACCCCGAAAGCCTAGGCCGCTCAGGTCGGGCAGACACGGGAGCACCGATAACTGGTGATGATTTAGTTGTAGAATCAGGAAATGGTCGAACAATGGCTATCAAGCTTGCCTATGAGCGCGGTACCGCAGATGAGTATAAACAATGGTTGATTGATGAAGCCGATTACTTTGGCTTTAGTAGTGAGCAGGTCCAAGCAATAGCTCAACCGATTTTGATACGTATTCGTACAACCGAGATTGATAGAGCTCAATTTGCAATAGATGCTAACCAAGATGATAAGTTGTCTTTTACAGCAACTGAACGTGCTAAAGCTGATGCTAAACGTTTAGATGAGAATTTACTGGCACTTTTTAATCCGAGTGAAGATGGCGATTTATTAGCAGTAAGTAATCAAAAGTTTATTCAAGGTTTTTTAAGTAAATTAGGTGATACAGAAGCTGCCCAGTACACAACGAAAGATAAAAAACCAACACAAGCACTGATAAACAGAATCAAGGCCGCAATTTTTAGTAAAGCGTACAATGATGATCGTTTGCTAGAAATGATGGCTGATCATACAAAACCAGATCTTCAAAATATGCTTAATGCGCTTGGTGTTGCTGCGCCTAAATTTATTGAAGCGCAAGCTATAAGTCGTGGAAATGTTCAAGATATATCAGATCAAATCGTTGATGGAATGGAGCAAGCCATTGATCAACGTGTTGCTAATGCAATTATTGATGCAGCAAATACAATTTTATCTGCAAAGCAAAATGATCAAGATATTGTTGAGTTTGTAAAGCAGCAAGGGCTTTTTGAGGATCTAGGAGAAGGTGTTGCTGAGCTCGCCGTATTTCTCGCCAAGAATAGCCGCAGTTCAAAAAAAATGAGTATGTTATTTAAAGCATTAGCTGAATTTGCAGAGAAACAGGCTTTAGATAGTAGTAATGTAGGCTTGTTTGGTGAACCTGAACCAGTAAGTGTAAAAGATGCTATCCAATATGCACAACAAGTGCTTGGTGATGATTTCATTAGTGTGCAAATGTACGATTCCTTGGTAGATTCCAGCAGTTCAAGTAGTCCTAAAATAATTCGATTAACGAAAGAGGGGGCTGAACGTTTCCACAGTGCTTTGAAAGTTAAAATTGATCAAAGTAATGACAAGGAAAATCAAGAAGGGAACAAAATTAATGACATTCTTTTTGAAGAATTAGAAGTTTAGATCTGGAACCTACTAAAAATTAGATACTTACGATCATTCAACATAGGAATGTAAAGTTCCTATGTTGAGGGATATATGTCCATCTTAAAGCTCAAACCAATCACTAAAGACACAGTATTGGTTGCGATTTATTACATGATTGATTTCATGCATTATCAGAGCAATATTGCTCGATTTTTCCTTCTTATAATCCATAAGCAAATAGAACTTAACTTGTCTGTAGCAAAGCAAGCTTTAGCTTTTGCCCGTCAAGAAAGTGACTTTCCAAAATTGGATGAAGTTATTGAAGTCTTATATAACGAGGCTATCAAAAACATTGATGAATCAGTTATCCAACACCTTAATAACAGTTCCAGAAATGTTATTGAACAGCTAGAGACTATTGTCAGTCTTTTTGCTTGCGATAAAGAGCTGAAGCCATACACCACTAAAAAGAATAAAACACTACAGGTTATTGGTCTTAAAGGCATCAAATTAACCAAAGCTAAAGAGTTTGACCCCTATGCCTTTTATTATCAGGGTGAAATTCTTGTACGCTCAAAACATCTTAAAGCTATTCCAGACTCTCTTCTTTCAGAAGATCAGCAACTTGTAAAAGGATTATTCTTACATGTATCAAATACCAATTCAGATGTGGAATCAGTTGGCGAATTTCGTCTCAGATCCAGAGGACCAATTGTTTCTACAACTGGATCAGGAAATGATGAATTTGAGGCTTCAGAAGCAATCAGAAATGATGGAGAAATTGGGGTACTCCGAGACAGTAATTCTGGCTTATCAAAAAGTGATGATGCAAGTTTATCTAGCGTCCGAAATCCAAGAAATGAATCTTCAGATGGAAATAGTAGAGCCAATACTAACCGGATTAACAGCAGCGGAGGCGGTGAACTATCTGGTAAGAGATCATCTCTTAAACGAGCAAGAGATCGATCAATTGTACAATCTGCTAAATCAGTTAGAGCTGCCATAGATGAAAAGCTAGAAGCTCAATTAAAAGCAGATAATGTAGAAACAATTTGGAGCGATGCTTCAAATATTGACGCAGCTTTGCCATATCTGCAACCGGCACAACGTGGTGATGTTTTAAAAACTGAAAAGCGGTTAATTGAGGAAAATAAGAAGGGTATTCTTTTTACAAACGGCACTGGTACAGGTAAAACCTTTACTGGTCTGGGTGTAGCAAAACGGTTTATCAATGCTGGCCTTAAGAATATTTTAATTGTTACTCTAAACGATAAAATCGCTAATGACTTTGTCAAAAGCTCAAGCCCTTTAAATATCAAGGCTTACAAATTAAAAAGTATTAAAGAAAATGGCGGTGAGGATCACTCAGTCGTGGTCACAACCTTTGCTAATTTTGGTCAAAATAAAAGTTTGGTTCACAAACATTGGGATCTGATTTTAATTGATGAGGCCCATACTCTATCGCAATCATCCGATGGTAAAGCAACTGCAGCATTAAACAAACTACGAGCATTAACCGGGCATTTGCATGGTTTTAGTGAGTGGTTTGAAGATAAGTTTGCTGAGCAGATGCCAATTGAAGAATTTGATGAAAATGGTAAAGAAACAGAACAATATCTAAGCGCTTATAACAAAATGCAGGTCCTTCGAAATGAACAACGAAAGATCTGGAATTTGAATTGGAAACACCAGAAAAGTAAGGTCAAAGTTGTTTTCTTATCTGCTACGCCATTTAGCTATCACTTTTCACTTGATTGGGCGGAAGGCTATTTATTTGATTATATGTCTCCTTCAGTATCTGTTGATGACCAAGGTAATTTAGCTGAAGGCTTTAGTAAGGCTCGAGAGCACTTCTATATGGGAAATCTTGGATATCGAAAGCGATATGGTAAGTTGACGCGACCAGAAGCTAAGGTGGATACAGGTGTACTTGAAAGACAGTTCGCCGAAAATCTTAAAAACACTGGTGCTATGTCTGGGCGGGATTTAGAAGTAAATTTTGACTATGATCGTAAATTCATTCTAATTGGCTCTCGTGTTGGTGAACTTATTGATGAAGGTTTAACTTATCTTCGCAATGGTTATAAAGAAATAGAAGGGCACAAAACACGAACTTTTGAAGAATGGGCTGCTCAGACTGGTAAACCAACAACAGGCTGGGGACGTCATGCATCTATGCAAGAATATGATCGGCTATTTACTGGCAACCGATTTAAAAACATATACGAAATTATTGCAAAACGCTTTGATTACTTAGCAAGACGCCGTTTGTTAGAAGCTATTAAAGCTGAAGCTTGTGTTGATATGGTGAAAAAGCACTTAGCATTAGGTCGTAAAGTAGTAATTTTTCATGACTATAACGAGGGCGGTGGTTTTGCACCTTTCTTGATTAGTAAGCTTGATATCGAAAAATATGAAAGCCCACTTAGAGAAGATATTGAGCTTGAATATAATGCATTCAAAGAAAATAGACCGGATCTAGTAAATCTCAATCTTGATTATGATTCACCTGTTGAAACTTTAAAGAATGCATTTCCTAATGCTCTTTTATTTAATGGCCGTCTTTCAAAGCAACAACGTGAAACTAATGTAGCGTTATTTAATACTGATGATAGCGGGCACGATATTCTCATTCTGCAGTCAGATGCTGGTTCTACTGGGATTAGCTTGCATGATACAACTGGTAAACACCAGCGAGTACTCATTAATATTGGTCAACCAACAAAGCCAGCCAAGTTGAGACAGACGGAAGGGCGTATCTATCGAACTGGACAAGCATCAAATGCTATTCAGAGATACTTGACTACTGGTACTGCATGGGAACGGGCTGCATTTGCAGACACGATTGCTGGACGCGCAGAAACAGTAGATAACTTTGCAAAAGGTGCTGATGCTGTAGTAAGTATCAAAGAAGCGTTAATTCAGGCTTATGAAGAAGCTAAATATGAAGAGCCAAGTCTAAATGATGGTATTGGCGGTAAAGCATATGATGAAGAAAATGCCCGCATTGCTAAGTTAACACCATTTGATCAAGCACTCACATTCTACTATACCAAAGGCAAACGTTCTGAAAGTCGTGATAACCGCGAAGGTAAGGAATGGTATGCAACGCCTGAACCTCTAGGATTCAAAATGATTGAATGGGCAGGGGTACACACTGGCGATTCTGTGCTTGAACCTAGTGCTGGTGATGGTGCTATTGGTCGTTTTGTTCCTCAGGATGTAGAGTTGACAATGATTGAACCGACTGAGTCTTTAGCTAGTCGTGCTCAAATGGCAAATACAGGTGCTAAAGTAATTGTTGATACATTCGAATCTTTAGAATCATTGAATAAGTACCATGCGATTGTGATGAATCCGCCATTTGGTCATGCTGGCACTTTGGCAATTCAACATATCAAGAAGGCTTTTGGTCATCTTTATGATGGTGGTCGGATTGTGGCCTTGGTACCACGTGGTACGATGGATTCTAAAGTAGACGAATTTATTGAAAGCACACCTGGTGCAATTTTGACAGCTGAAATCTGGTTACCTCAATCAACCTTTAAAAATGCTGGTACCGCAGTTTCTACTCGCATCATCATTATTGAAAAACATGCAGGCTCTAATGATGTTCCAGTAACACGAGAATTAGACTTTACGCACCTTACAAGTGTTGAAGACCTCTTTTCAGAAATTCGTGATATCGCAATGCCTCCTAGAAAACTACGTATTGATGAGCAGCTTGCTAAGTACGATCTTTATGTCAGAACTGAACGTAGCAAGTATGTATTCAATGGCGACGGCGTTGATAAACCTCAGATCAAGAATATCATGCTCAAATTCTGGGGCTCAGAAGTTAATGAGTTTGATGAAATTGTTATGCCATATAACAAGTCTGCTGAAATCATTAAGAAGATTGATGAATTTGAGCAAGAGAATAGTATTAATCTAGCTGCTTAATATAAGTAATAAAAATACGCTCTTGATGAGCGTATTTTTTATGGATTGTTGGATACAGCAAAATTAAATTTATAAATATTATGTCTTTGAATTTCACTTTATTCGGGAATCATTGAACTTGCATATGAACTAATTAAACTTCGTGAGAGTAAAAATTTTTCTCCAACACTTTCAAGAAGATTACCATGATCATCTACACTAAAATGAGCAATATGAGGATCATTAAATAAAAAATCAGGGAATGGATATTTAGCATGAGGATTATGAAAAATATATAAACCATCAAAGATTGATTCTGTATATTCTTCTTTAGGAATTCCTTTGTGGATATCAGGAATTAATGTACTCTCACTTACGTCATCCCTAGTGTAAAGTGCGTTAAAGAAAGTAGTTTTATTTGCTTCAGTTACTTCAGCTAATGCTCGAACTTTCCCCCAAGTTGCATAAGGGTTATAAATTACAGCACTAATATCTTCATACTCTGAAGTAGTAAAGAAACCTAGAGGAATTTCTGCTCCATTATCTTTCTCAATAAAATCCATTCTTTCTCTTGGTAAATAGTTGAGTTTATCGGAAATGGCCTTTTCCTCATTAAGATAAATTCCATAGAGAACAGCAATTAAACCACGATGACCTATAAAGTGGGAATGAGGACGATCAAAAGAATTAAGACCTAAAATAAATGGTTTGCCATTAACATGAGATAAATTTTTATATGATTTTTTAAATTTTTGAGCCTTAGATACAATCGAATTAGCTATTCTAATAATTGATTTTCGATTGAACTCTTTAAAGTCAATTTCAAAATCTAAATATTCACCGCCAAAACCATATGCTGGCAACCCATCTTGTTCTGGATTGGCAATTGTCGCTTCAATACAAAAAGCTGAATTATTTTTGTTACATACAAAGTCAGGCGCATGATGTTTATAGTCTATATCAATATTTTCAGATTTCAGAATTTTATTTAGATATAATTCCCAAAAAGAAGACTCAAAAGTAGTTTGGAATTCTTTTACAAATTTATTATCTCTATCAACAAATCCATTTGCCCAATCTAATAGAACATTCCTTTCAGCATACATTGCTTCATTTAATAACAATTTAAAAATTTTATGCTGTTTTTCGCTTTCAACAATAGGTGTAAATAAATCTAACATTTTTTATTTCTCAAAGAATATTTTTAAATAAAAATTTTAAATTTCATAATACTAAAAAATTATTAAAAATCAAATCTATATGAAAAACTGTAATTAGCGTATTTTCAAAACTTTTTTATCAGTTTTTAATGCTGGAACAAAGCTAATAAGTGTCCTTATTTTTTAATTAATAATAGCTTAATTTTTATAAATTAGTACTTAAACATGTCCAAAGCTTTAGCTTATGCACCAGCTGTTAATACAGCTAAAACAAAGTTGCCCAGTACTGAATCAGATCCTTTCTATGGCTCAATTTCAAAGCATAAATATGCTGAATTTTCACTTTGTGATAAAGATGGTAACCCAGTAGCCTCACCAGTAATTCGTGCTTTGTTGACTGACGGTGATAAAAGTATTGAGAGCCAATGGCAAACTCCATTTGAAAATAGCAATCCAGAACTAAAGATGCCAATGTTGATGGCTAACTTGCAAACTGGGCAAATGCTTCAAGCTGCAGCAACGTTAGGTGAGAATTCACCATTCATTTCAGCATTAAGTGATATGGCATCAGGACCTTTAGCAACAGCTGAAAATGCGCTTAAGAGTGTGGAAGGGCGAACAAATTTAACCAAAGTAAATACAACTCAAGTATTCCTATCTACATCATCAGTACGCCTTAATTTATCAATTTTTTTCTTGGCTTTTAGTGATGCGAGAACAGAAGTTGAAGACAAGATCATGCAATTGGAGGCTTGGAGCGTACCAGTTTCATTATCTTCTGAGTCTACACTGCAGAATGTTGTCAATGATTCAAATACTACTTTAGAAGGCTTGTTTTCAGGTGTCATTCCACCGTTTGTATCTCTTACTACTCACGGCAAAACTTATAAGCCTTTCATTATTGAAAGCGTTTCCGCGCCAATTGTCGCGCCCATTGATGAAAAGGGGAACCGGTTAAGTTTGGCCGTCAATATTAGTTTGTTGAGTCGAACTGCATGGGATTCAAAAGATATTTATTCATTGTATGGAGTCAAATAATGATTACATTTGATCCGGTGCCAATAGGCGAAAGTACTTTTCAAATGCATGAATTGAGTTTTGAGCAATGTCTTAAAATTTCAATCATTGCCCCGAATTTAAATGAAAAAAGACTTTCAGCTTTCGTGAAGTCAGTTTTAGATAATGTGGATCCTTTACTTTTAACAATTCAAGAGCGGTATTTATTGCTACTTAAGTATCTTGAGAAACAAAGTAATACTATGTTGGAGGTGAACACTGACTGGTCTAAAGTTTTCCTTCAATCAGAAAATAATTGGAAAACTGAAACTACGCAAAATGGAATTACGGTTAGACAGCTTATTGGAATGGAAGCGGAATTCTTAGAGGCAAATTGTAAGAATGTCGCTGAATGGATTGCCTGTATGATGGCATTTCAGTTGAGTTATTCTAATCATGAACACTTGGCTTTATTGCCGGATAGAACAAACCCTCAATTATTTGAAGAACAATTTAAGCAGCGGCTAGATTTCATTAAGAAAATGCCAGCTAGTGATTTTGATTTGTGCTATCAAGACTTTAATAATTTAAACAATGAGTTATTTACACATTTACGGTTAAGCGTTGATAACCACGGTATTTTAGTGGAAAGAGGTGCAGATGACGCGCCTGCACGATTTCGCACCGCTTCCATCTTTACAGGAATCATCAAAGAGTTGGACCGATCTTTTGCTTGAGACAGCAAGTAGTATTTCTGAAAACTGCCCAATGCCTTTATCGGATGCATTAAAAATGCCTTTGAGTTTTGAAAGTACTTACTTCAATTCATCAGCATGGGAAAACCGCAAGAAGTATTTAGAAAATGAAATTGAACGTCACAACGTATTCTTAAAATTAGGTCAAGAAGTCATTAAGGGATTAAATGCCCTAGCAAGTAGAGGCCGATAGTTTTCATGTAGAAAAGTCTGATTAATTCAGACTTTTTTCGTGCTTTGTATTTGGAACCATACTCTATTTAGAACAATAACACTTGCAAAAATAGCTCCAAATGAAACGTGGGGAATAGGTCATGTCTGATCATCAGGCAATTGAAGTCACAGTCACAACTTTTGCTAATAAAACTACCTTCTGGAGTGGTTTAGCAAGCGCATTTGGTTCTTTAACTTCAATTAATTGGTTGAGCTATACAGGTGCAATAGTGGCTGTTGTTGGCCTATTCATAAGTTTCATTTTTCAGTGGAGACGTGACCGCAGAGAACGTAAAGAAAGTGAATTACGTGAAAAAGAAAGCGAATTACGAATCAAAGCTTTAGAAGCTCTAGAGCAAGATAATTTACGAAAGAGGAAAGATGAATGAAGTTAATTGAAAACAATGCTTGGCAGTATCTATCTGTTAAGTTACCCGCCGTAGGTGCATTCATCATGCTAATTTTATTGCCAGCACTACAATGGGGTGTTGATTATGAAGTTATTCCTGAAAAATATCATGCATTTGTTACTGGTACTTTGATGCTTGTTCTGTCATGGATTGGAAAGAAAATTTCTCAACCACGACTTAATGGCCCGCAATTAACAGGCCAGTTAGTAGGGATCAATTCTTTATTGAATATCCCAACACCAACAAAGCCTGATGAATTAGCTTGGATTGCAGAAGCAAAAAAGCATCTTGGCCTTCAAGAAATACCTGGTAAACAGCATAACCCAACTATTTTAAAATGGCTCTCGGAGCTAAAGGCTTGGTGGGCTGACGATGAAACGGCTTGGTGTGGGACCTTCGTTGCACATTGCTTGAAATCAGCTGGAATTGCTTATCCTAAGCATTGGTACCGTGCATTGGATTATGTGAATTATGGTACAAAATTAGCTAAACCCGCTTACGGTTGTGTAGCTATTAAAACTCGAAAGGGTGGTGGGCATGTTTGTTTTGTAGTTGGCCGTGACAAAAAGTCTGGAAAGTTAGTATGCCTTGGAGGCAATCAGTCAAATAAAGTTTGTTATGCACTTTATAATGACTCTGACTTTCAAGAATTCAGATGGTATGGTCGTACAACTCAACCAGCAAGTAAGCGTTATACATTGCCACAATTAAAAGGCGTAACAGCTACTAGGGTTTTGGAAGCCTAATGAAGTTACTGTTACTGAGCTTTCTTTTATGTGGCTGTACGGCCCATACAATAAATAGCAACGTAAACGTATCTATTTGCGTTAAAGCACTTTAAAAAAAGCCCTGAATATTCAGGGCTTTTTTATTAATTATTTATTTCTGCATCGTAGACTGTTTTTAAAGAGGCTTTTAGAGCTTCATCATTTGTACTATCAATGAATTTCCTCATTTTCTCTTTGTATTCAAGGTGTCCAGCTTTATATTTTACAAGTAAGTATGAAAATTCAGCTTGCTTATAATTTGGGTCCTTCTTATTTTCTGGTTTGTTCAGCTCTACTTTTAGAACCTCTGCCACATAGTCATAGCACCTATTAATCGAAGTGACATCTTTCCCTTGTAATGCAAGTAACTGACATCTAAATGTAAGTCGTGCTGTGTCATTTGGTTTCTCTACTAGCTGCTTATCATTTAAGGCGTGAGCTTTATCATAGTCATTCAAAATCATATATATATTCATCTGAAGAAGCTCACGTTTTCGCTTATCTGTGATTTTATCGACCTCAGGAAGTATCTCTCGCATATGCTTTTGAAAGACTTCTTTATCTTCCATAGAGTATTTTTGAACGTACTCATTATGTTTATTAATAATTTTCTGATCTTCAGTAGATAAGGCTTTAGGCGCAGGGGTCTCAGTTTTTACTTCAGAATTTTTAGTGTTATCAGATGCATTGCTGCATCCACTTAGAAGTGCTGAGCCAATGATAAATAGGGTTAAATACTTTTTCATGCTTTACGTCTTGCCGCCGAAGTTATTGTAAACTCATAAGTTACGTCTGGGGGAGAAGTTACGACTACACCGCCATCAAATTTCGCATCATATTTCATTGTAAGCTTTGCCTTAATTACTTCTAAGTCTGGTGCGGGTAGCTTAATCTCGCAACTACCTACAGGTTGTTTATCATTTGCAGTATTCCAGTACCCTTTACCGACTTTTAAAGTGATCGTGTCACTTATCTGTTTATCTTTCTTAAATAAGCGAAGCACAGCACGCGGGATGATTGTTGCATCAGCTCTAACAGTAGGTGGTAATAGGGTTGCAGTTACAAAGAGTTGATCTTTTTTGACTCGGTGGGTTACTTCAAAGTTACAAGCGCCCGATACTATTTGTGACATTACACCAAATAAGTTTGTTCTATCTTGATCGTATGGCATTAACATCGTTTTGAATGGGACCATTGTTGTTTTATTTTGTTCTATGTAGTAATTCTCGTACTCATCTTTTACAAAGCTGTCTGTTGTTGGTTGTTTTTGAGACATTGGGGCTGGTGATGAATTAGCAGCAGAAGATGCGGATCCACCGCCGTTGTCTTGAACGACCAAATGTTGTTTAGGTAGAAGCTTACAACCACATGAAAGAGAGTCATTAACACGAGCTGCAGCTTTACCGAAAATCTGCATATTCGGATCGCCAGATACAATCGTTGCGACAATTTTATGTGTTGGGCAGGTTGCTTTATCACCGACACAAGCAACGGCAATGCCATCAATTAGAAACAAACTGTTCCCTGAAATTACTTGGCCGCCTCCTGTGGTGGGGCAGCCGATTGTTATATATGGGGTTGCCAAATCAATTCCATCTTATTTTATTGAAGTCGAGGAATGTTAACAAAGTGAAATAGACAGTGCTGTATAGTTTTATTATACGGTACTGATCACGAGTTAAATACTTGCCGGAGTGTTGATATTGATATGAAAGTCGACTAAGCAGGGCTATTTTTTTGATTTTTTAATATAGTCATTGTTAATTTTCCTAGTTTCACGGTTTTTTAAATATGTATATATTCTTGCCTTGATATGATAATCAAACCAACTAATCATTTTTTGATCGGTTAGGTCAATTTCTTCATATTCTTCATAATGCTCAAAAGTTTCTAATTGAGAATGTATTTTGAAATTTTGCCAATCAATCACTCCATCTTCCAAAGCCTTTTCAATAACATTTTTAATATGTAAAGTACCATTTTCCATTTTTAATTGTTCAGTATCAAACTTTAATTTACCTTCTAATAGTGAACTTTCTGGATTTTTACTAATAGTAATAAAGGAATTTTCACCATTCTTTGTTATTATTTCAATAAAGTATAAAACATTATTTCCAACTGGAATCCCATTTATAAATTGCCCTTTATGTCTAATAATTAATCCTGTGGAATAATGACTCAAAACTTTATTTATAATTTTTTTGTATCTTAAATTGCTACATACAACGATTCCTTCTGTAGTATCTAAGACTATTTTTTTCTTTATTTTTTTATTATTAATAATATCTGGAAGATTAACAATTCTTTTTACGCCCGCCATATACACGAAATGTGGTTCAAGTTTTTGGTTTAAGGTTTCATAGGGCTTAAGTACAAAAGTTTCATCATAACCATCGATTAATTGAATATAAATATTATGACCAACTCTAATAAATATTTTATTAATTATGACAGGCTTATCTTTTTTATTAACTAAAATGATTGAAGAAATGTATCTTTCAGTGGATGAGAAATCACTACGAAGTGTAAAAGTTGCTGCAATACTATTTCCAGACTTTCTTAAATAATTTCTAGCAGTTACATATAAAGCTAGTAAGGAAATTAATAGTGTAGGAAGAAAATATTCTGGAGTTAGTTTTAAAAAATCTTTTAAATTTATATAATAAATTGGCTCAATACTTGTAAAGTATATTATTGAAAATAGGGTTAAAGAAAAGAATGCTAATAAAAATATTCTATCAATCATCGAGTTCGCCAAAAAAATTTTTAGTATTAAAAACAATCAATCATTTATAGTCAATAACTCATCCCACTGAAAAGGATTTCTACTCAATTTATCTCTACTCATTGACCAATTGCGACCTGGTACATAACATGTACTTATACCAAGTTTTCTCTTCCCGAATTTTGTGTGTACGTTATCTAGTGTTTTCATCAATTGTTCTTTCTTTTCTATAGCTTCAAAATCTGTGAGAAGGTCATAAGTGTGACCAGATTTAGGTTCTAGCCCAGTCAGTATGACCTCACATTTTTTATACTTAATACCTTCTTTAAAAATGTGAGATACCATTTTTGTTGCAGCTTTTACGAAATCTAATGCACAATCTGTTGGCTGTGAAAATGAGCCGGTTATTGACTTGTTATAAAACGGTACATTTTCATCAAAAGGACTTGATTGAACAAAAACAATAAGACAGCCGCATAATGATTCATCATCTCTCAATCTCTTACATGCTTCTTGTGCATGCATAGCTATTGCTTCTTGTAGGTCAATAAGTTCGGTAACTTTCGCACCGGATAAACATCATTCTTATAGTCGAAGGTAGGTTCTAAGAGATCTAATAGATGTACCCGGTCTTTTGAAATTGGCTCATAATTAGCGCACATGATTATTTCCTTATTATTTAGTTTTAGAATGACAATTTTAGAGAAAAGGTTTTATATAATTATGTATCGAGTTTTCAATAGAAAATTACACTGAATATTTTTTGAATAAGATATTAATATAATTTGCCTTTTGGGAAGAAATGTTAAAATGAATTTATTGGAAGTTATAGCTAAAAATTGTGGATTGGCAGTGGTGGACTCCGTAACTTTAGGGCTAGGTTCAGCTGTAAAGAATTCCTTTTATGAAATTAAAGATCATGTAAGTCAATGTAATGATGCACTGTATCTAATGCAAATTAAAACATTTATTGAGACAATCGATTTAGATGAAGGGGAAGTGAAAGATTTTTTTAGCAAAAATCCAGATAACAATCGACTAGGAATTGAATTATTTAAAATTTTAGAAAGTACATACATAGAAAAGCAAGCAAATTTGTTAGCCATTAACTTTCAAAACTATTTACAGGGTAAGTATGATAAAAGCCAATTTAATAAGTATATAAATTTAATAAAAAAAATTGATGCACATATTTTTGAAGTAATTAATAATGACTTGCAGTATCCTGAAAGGCTCCGCGGACAATCCATACCTTGTGAAGGATTGCCAAAAGATGCCACTGATTACAACAAATATTGGGAATTTGAAAATCTTTTAGTTAGTGACTTCAAAGATTTAGAAGTTGTAGGATTAATTGAGGAAGAAATAGAGGAAACTTCGGTTACATACAGCTCAGTTGTAAGCCCTAAAATTAAGAGAAAGAGAACGCGTTTCTATCATAATTTTTATATTGACCTTTATAGTAAGCTAAAATAAAAGTGGGAAGAGCCTAGAATTTTTCAAAATGAGTTCAACTCCTATAGTCGGACTTGAACAAAAAAGAAACTGTTGTTAATCATACTTAATCAAAATTAAATGTTATACATGAGTTATACCAGCATGTTATATGCCGAAAAAGCAATTATAAAATCAATTATTTAGGATTTTTGTTCAACTCCCGCCATCTCCACCAAATACCTAACAAAACATGGCAAAATATGCCAAGTTTTAAAACGAAAAGGCTTGATTCTAAAGGGATTGGGCCTTTTTTCTTGCCTGAACATAACTAAATATAACTAGCCATAGTGTACATGCACCGTGTACACTGCCTTGTACATTGCACATTTTGTTGAACTCGCTGGTGTACAAGCCATGAAAAGAACAGAAATCAAACGTAGACCGTTATCAGATACCGTACTAGCTAACCTTGAACCGGAATCAAAAGAATATCGGGAGCTGGACGGCGAAGGCTTATATTTCCGTGTAAAGCCTGATGGTAAAAAAGCATGGCTATTCAGATATAAAAAAGCAGATGGTAAATGGTCATGGCTGGGTATCGGTACTTATCCTGAATTATCAGGAGCAGGCGCAAGGAAGAAGGCTAGAGAGATAATCAAGGATATATCACAAGGTGATAATCCAATCATTACCAAGCAAGAACGTAAACGCCAAGAGCTTGAGCAAAATAATGCCACCTTTGAAGTATTGGCCCGTGAATGGCTGGATACCAAAGCAAATACTTGGGTAAAGGACACCATGACCCGAAACAAGGGTGCATTGGAAAAACATATATTTGCCATTTTTGGTAAACGCTTGTACACCAGCATTAAGCCGATTGAATGGATGAATCATTTAAAAGGTATTCAGCAACATCAAGGAATATATGAACAGGTAAACCGAGTTCGGGCCATGTGTCGTGATATATACGATTTTGCAAAGGTGACAGGCCGTATTGATTACAACCCATTAGAGGGGCTGCAAAAGTTCCTACAGCAGGGCGTAAAACAAAATATGTCACATGTGAGTGAACAGGAGTTACCAGCACTATTGAGGGCCATTAATAGCTACCCAACTATGGACGTTCGGATGGGCTTGCAGCTTTTGGCCATGTTGTTCTGTCGACCTACCGAGCTAAGGGAAGCCAAGTGGCAGGAGTTCGACTTGAATCAAGGGATATGGAATATACCAGCCGAGCGCATGAAGAAACGCCGTGAGCATGTAGTGCCTTTACCTAGGCAAGCTATTACCATACTAAATGAGTTAAAAACTTACGAAACCAATTCTGAGTATTTATTTCCGAGCAGATCAGACAAGAGCAAGCCAAAGTCGGACACAGTTTTCATTATGGCCTTGCGCCGTATGGGGTATGAAGGTAGACAAACACCGCACGGATTTAGGCACATTGCCAGCACCTTGTTAAACAATCGTGGTTTTGATGAACGTCATATTGAAGCAGCACTGGCACACGTAAAGGATGGCGTGGCAGGCGTATATAACAAGGCTCAATATTTAGATGATAGAAAAATCATGCTGCAATGGTATGCGAATCATTTAGAAGAAATTGCAGATCAAAGGATTATTCAGTTTAAAAAGGCTAAATGACAATATATGGCGAACTATTAGCCAATAAATGCACAAATATAGGTAAATATCGTTTATATTTAGATTACTAGGTATAGGCAGGCCAGCCGACAAGCAAGTCCCCAACTTGTTTACCTAGCTACTTTGGGGGATGCTTGGGAGGCGGTTTTGATTGGTGCTAATGAAGATTTGGATAATATTCCAAAGCAATTTATTTCAGTTAATGAGTTGCTAGAGATTTTTGCCGACCTTGAAAAAACTACCTTAGAAAAGTCCGCGCAATGGCTTATAAACAATAAACAAATTTTGAATGCAGCCAAAAAGCTAGTCCTTAAAAATGAATATACACTTGTCGAATACGAACATAGCGATAATGATTTTTATAACTGCCCAATTGAAGCGTTGTCGCTTATTGCTAGTGGCGAAGATTGCGACCCTTATAGTGATTACGTAGGCTTTTCTAGGTATGTAATATTAATGAGCTTGAAGGAGCTTGGCTTAGATATTGGCGATGCCTTGATTAATAATAGTCGTGCTTATATTGCCAAAAACTGCCATGAATATGATGATAATTTTTATAAAAAGCAATGCGCCTATTTAATAAGTATGATTGGTCAAAGTCCTGCACTAGAGCTACCTATCCAGCAAGAAAAGGATATTAATAATACCTATCTCTTAAATCCAAGTAATCCGAACTATATCCCAGCATACGCCTTGCTTCTAAGAATACATCATGATTTAAATACAGTTGGCAGATTTGAGGGTACAAAACAGAAAAGAGTTGCCGATTGCCTTGAGGAATATGGACAGCACTACGGTGTACAAAATACACCGACCAACGCTATACACTTTTCAAATCTGATAAAAGTTAGAACTACGGCCAAAGATGAGGCCAGCACAGCTATGAAAAAAATACTTTCTCAAGAACAAAAATAATATTTTCTTTTATCAAAGTAATAATTACATCTTATTAAAATAATACTTTTTTAGCTATAGTGATAATTTGCGAAGAAAAATAATTTTTTTGTCCGACTAATTAATATTTTAGTTTTTTAAATTCATATATTTAGGTGATTAATTTATATTTTTTAATAACAAAATAAAACCCATACTAAACCCATATTCTTTTGTATATGGGCTTTTTTATGACTATTAAACCTATCCGCGTTCAATTCAAAACCGCTTGTGAACTATTGGACATAAGCCGTGAATCATTGCGTCACATTCAGCGTACAGATGAAACTTTCCCGAAAGCAATAAAAATAGGTACTACCAAACAGGCTCCAGTCTATTTCGACTATGCCGAGCTTGTAGAGTGGCATAACAACCAAAAACAAAGCCTTGCAGCTATGGAGGCATAACCATGAACCATCAAACTGTCATCCTAGATTATCTCAAACAAGGCAAGACCCTAAGCCAAGCTGAAGCCATAGAGTTATGCGATTGTTACCGCCTAAGTGCTGTTATTCAGCGTTTACGCCTATTAGGTCATAACATTGTGACCCACCAAGAGCCAAACCTAAACAGCAAAGGCACTCATGCCCGATACGAATTAAAAGAGGTGACAGCATGAACGCCGTAACCCATTTCGATTTTAAATCCAGATCCGTTCGTATTGTCCTAGATGATAATCAAGAACCGTGGTTTTGTTTAACCGATGTATGTAAGGCTTTGGACATTTCAAGATCATCTGATTTATTACAGATTCAAAGGGGGGATGTTAAAAACGAAACCCCTAAGCGAAATGGTGCATTAGATTCAAAGGGTGTGGCGGATTACCACACCCCTACCAATGGCGGGATTCAAAAACTCAAATTT